TCAAAAATTACTTCTCCGTCAACCACTGTTTTTTCAGCACTTGCAGCACCGTCAATAAGAGCTTTTACTGCTTGCCCTTCAAGATGTCCTAAATTTGTAAAGGTATTCTCAACTCTATTGCAATAACTGTCATCTGTTATTTCAAAGGTAAATTCGTCATAGTAAGATTTGAAACTTGTGGAATCTATAACTTCAATCTTTGGTAATACTCGATAACTAAGACTGCCACAATCATAGAGTTTGACATCATTTCCATCCTCTAATCCATGTGCTGTTTTTGTAACGACTGTATAAAAAGTTGTAGGTTCATCAAAGGATATACTTTCCAAATCAAGGTTGTCTCCACCATAAAAACTCATTGAGCAATCAACATATTTACAATCTCTAATGGTGTCGTATTCTCGCTTATCCATACGCTCTATATATCTTACGTCTTCACCGTTAATCGTGCGTTTAACTGAAAACCAAGGTGAATCTTCATTAACTGTATTATTCGGAATTACAGCCACGCTTTCAGCTTTACCGCCACCAATAATATGTCTCGCCCAGCCTAACACACTTTGTTCTCTGTTGTAAGTAAATGTAACAACCTGACCATCTTTTCTTGTCGCCCAGAGTAAAGTTTCAGGGTGTAGAGCACAATCCATTTGCGTTAAGCCCTCACCTGTTATATGCGGAGCTAATAAGGTCATATTCGGGGAGTTAAACTTATTTTCAGCAAAGGTATAAGCGAACTCGTTTACAATTTTAGAATAAGACTGTGTATATAATACGCAATCACTCACCATAATTGCCTGTAAGTGACTTGAACCATTGGCTGACTGCTTGTTTATCTTAGGAATAGCTGAAGGAGTTAAAGGTGAGTTGTTTTCGTAATCACCGAGTACACATTCAACGCCCTCTGTTCCAATTAAAAGTGCCTGTCCTGAAAGCACCCACTGCAAAACTTCAGAAGAAGGAGGACTAAATACCAAAGCATCGGTATCTAAATCTCCGACAGTAAAATCATACCAGTCATTTGTCTTTGACATCCATATAAAGTCTGGCTCTTCTTTATTAGCCGCCCACCCCAACCGCTCTTCATGTATAAAAACTGTTGAAGGATAACCATACTCTAGTGACCATGCCGCTTTACGCCACAGTTTTGTAGCAGTTGTATTGCAAGGTAAACGCCATTTAAACTCAACATCTACATTTCTAGCATCAGTAACCTTCATTATCTTAAAAGCACAATCTATATAGTGCTCGTCTACTGTAAATTCATATTTGCATTTACCTATGTCTTCAGAAGAAGTTTTAGTTGTAGTGAATTTCAGCCTGTATACCATTCCATCATGTTCTTCGTTGCCGTTCCAGTTTACGTTATAATCATCACTTGAACCAAAACTACGCACATCAACAGGAGTTACCCCGTTGTCCTCAGACTGTTGAACTACTACAGACCCATTCCAAACTCCATGCGTAAGTAAATTAAAACCCCGATAGCACTGAATCCACTCTGTCGTCTCCTCGTTTTCTGTGAACTCACCATCAAGAGTATTGTCGGTTCTAGGCTGTGATAAAGTCCATAAAGAATGAAAATCACCATCTGTAAATATATCTTCACTTGCTGTAACAGTGGTTGATAGTGTTCCTGCCTCTCCTACAGTGAAACTTGTATCAGTTACATTCATATCACGAAATGGAGGAAGACTGAAGACTACTCTGCTCATTTCCCAGTCTGTAGCATTAATACACTTTAATTGCATTTGAGAAGTGTCATTACGCACAAGCTTCATGGGATAGTAGTCTTTGTGAGCAAAAAATATTGTGTCGGCTGATTGTCCTATATGAATATCAAAAAGGTCGGATTCTTGATATGGATGAGCAACTTCATAAGGAGAGCTACCTAAAGTTATAGCTCCGTTTTCTGTCCAAAATCTCATATATTCATGTCCGAACTCAATCATGCAGTAAATTGAACTGGAAAACTTAAACTTTAATAATCTGCATTTACGGTCAGGATACTTGGCTTCACCCATATAAATAGTGCCTGGTCTTCTAGTAGTACTGCCAAAAGGGAGAATAATAGAATTTTCAAGTATTGTGCAACCGTTATGATATGCCTGCAAATCAAATCTACCAAGCATTTTAGGTGTAAGCTCGCCAGAGGTGAAAGAATTTACAGACGGAACAATTAGAGACATGGCTCGCTCTCCTTATTTCTATGAACGTCTTGGTCGTAAGAAAATAAGTTGGTTGAGGTAAGACGTTGGCGTATTTGGTCTGAAAACAACTGCATAACCTGATAAGAGTTTTCAGAATCTTTTGCGATAGCTTCCTTGCATATCATCATTGCGTTACTGGTAAACAACTGATTCATTTGTGGTGAAACTTTTAGTGGACATACCAGATTTGCCGCAATAAACCACGTTAATGATTCAGTAAAAAGCGGTGTAAACATATTCGGATCTTCTATGTACTTAGTATAAATTATATAAACTTCACTAGCGTTGGAAACAAAGCCACTTCCCATTTTAATGAGATTGCAAAACTTTAATGTCTGGTCACATAATTTGATAAACATTGAAGGGGCATTGTAGCGATATTTATATTCAAATAAAGGGTCTGGGTCTATTCTGTTAAGTTTAGCATATTCAAGGGCAAAGCTCCACTCATTTCTTTCAAGCAGTGACGGCAGGCATTGTTTATATGCAATATTCGCCATTCTCGCATTTACATCTTTTACATCCTCAATATCCTTAATTGATATGTCGGTGAATTTTGCAAAAGCCGCATTTGCTATTTCGGTTGAGCTTCGTGTAAATATCATGTTGAACTCCGTAAAAAAAGGGGGGAAGAACCCCCCATTGTTTATTTACCTATTTTTACATCTTTAGTTGGTGTTTGTTTCTTACTACACCATTCAACCACTTTGGCTTCTTCAACTCTTACTCCGTTACCATTCCTTGCCTGATAAGCCTGAATCTGGAAACGTCTGTCGCCACGTTCTGCAAGGCGAGTTTTGTCAGCACCTTCCTGTTTTCCCCAGTACATTCCTGAATGACAGAAAGCGAAACATGAACGTCCACCTTCTTTAACACTGTCAGGTAGGTATTCATATTCAATAAAATTAAATCCCATATAAGGAAGCAATCTACCTGAAGGAAGAACCTTCTGGGCGTTATAAAGAATATTCAAATATCTGTCATCCTGAAACAGTTTGTCAACTTCATCCTGAGAAACGACAAAATATAACTGATTCTGTGGGTCATTAAGGTCAACATGATTTCTCTTGAAGTGTCCACGCACCATTCTGAGTGTGTCAGAATCGAAATTATCTATCGACAAATCAGCGTTCATTGTCTGTTTGTCATCCCACTTGATAACGTCTGTGCCTGTTTCGCCCGAAATAACGTCTCTTTTAAATGAAGCCACTGCCTGTTCATCATACTGCCGTCTAAAAGCATACAATACGTCCTGCATATCTGAACTTTTAGGGTCAACAATAGACTGTATATCTTCAACATCATTATACAGTTTACCCCACTCAAACAACTCAGGAAAAATCCAACGTCTATCTCTGGAGATAGTCATGTCAGGAGTTTCACCTTTGTACTCAGTTCTTATACGTTTTTTGACGTTTGTTTCTTTTACACCCTGTATTGTGGTAGATTTCCCTCTAAACGTTTTAATGGGGAATCTACTTGCAATAAGAGATTGTTTCTGCTGTGAATAAAAGTTCACTATATCTGAAAATGAATTGAACATCCAGTCGTCAAGACCATATTCAGAAGCCGCTGCTTTTCCTACTAAAAATTCCTTAGCCATGATATAACTCCTTTAGCTTTTAGACTTAGGCGAACATCTGTTCTTTTTTCCTAAGTTCGTTTACTTTTTGAACTGTCGCTTCATGGTTGACGTGCATACCATCCCAGTACGGACTTTCCCCATTATCGAGTATCTTCCTTATTTCTGCTGTGTACTGGTTGCTACCTGCCTTTCCTGTAGAAGCGGAAGCGAGTGTACCATCCTCCAAAGTTCCTTCTACAAGGCTCAACAGTAAGTTTTTAACCACAGGCAGGTCATAGATTCCTCTCTCTTCAAAAACAGATTTAACATCAAGCTCGGTCGCAATCTTATCTGCTTCCTTCATGGCGTTGTCAAAGTTCATTCCACGCTTGGCGAAATCATCTTTGAGAATTGTCATACCCTGTTCGTTTGATACTTTCTGCTCTTCCATCAAGGATTTTTGAGAATCCATAACTCTTCCGTTATAAAAACCAAACAGTTCTTTTGCTTGGGTTTGCGTAAGATTTAATTCGTGGAATTTGCCTTTCCATTCATTCAAAGAGGCATTATCAATTTCTAATCCAGCCTCTTTAGCACCTTCAGGCTGAGTAAACTCATATTGGTCCGCTGATTCAGGCTTACCTAAACGCCCATAAAATTCACCCCAGTCTTCATCTGTTTCGGGGTTTTTCCACATGTCTTCTTTCATGCCAAGTTTTTCGGCTGTGTGCATTTTGCCAACAAGTTCATCAAAGGTTTTAATCTCAGATAATCCATCCACAGACTGCAATTCAGGATTCAGATTGTCCATCCAATCTTCAGGCAAATTGCTGTTAGAAGGTGGGGCTGTCTCCACTGTTGGAATTGTAGGTGTCTCTGTTGAATCCGTTGGTACTACTGGTGTCTCTATCGTTGGTACTGTCATTATCAAACCCCTTAATTATTAGTTGTATATTTCTTACAAAGTCCTGCTGTGCAAGTGTATACAGAACAGTATTTGTATCTTCCAAGTTCACAAAAGTTATTAATGATGAAGAAAGTCCAACCTTATTTGCCATGTCTTCCAAGACTTCCTGACCTAAAGGCGAACAGAATAATGTTCGATACTTGTCATCAATTATTCTTTTTTGACGTACTTTATTCACCTTGTGGCATACTTTCTTTTAGCTGTGATAAAACTGAATTAGGCTCTACTGATTTTGAGAGTGCAGGAACAGCTTTGGCCATACCTTCCATCTGCTCCATTTCCTGTGCCTTTTTCGCTTGCTCCATCTGTGCTTGTCTCTGTTGCATCATCTGTTCTAATGGCTTCAACCAAGTTGTTTTCATGCTTTCGCTCATAGCTATGTCACGAGTGATTATGTCAAG